ACGTATTATATTAGGTTTACCTTTAATAATGGTTATAAGTACACAATGCCTTATGCTGATATTATCCACTGGAGAAAAGATTTTGCTATGAATGAGTTTCTAGGAGGCAATGATGATGGTAAGGCCAAGGATGATGTGATACTTGGGACAATAAAGACAGACAAGGTTGTCACTCAAGGGCTAGACAAGGCTGTTAAATCATCACTTGCCGTAAGAGGTGTCATCAAAATCAATACTATGCTTGATGATGACAAGCAGGAGGAGTCTAGAAGAAAGTTTGAGGACAAGCTAGTAAGGTCTGAGTCTGGGATAGTACCTTTGGACTTAAAGTCAGACTATATACCTATTGAGACCAAGCCTGTGGTGGTTGAAAAAACTACTATGGAGTTTGTTCAGACCAAGATATTAGCCTATACAGGCATAAGTTTTGCTATCTATACAGGTAAGTTTACAGATGAGGAGTATCAAGCATTCTACGAAAGTGAGCTTGAAAGTAAGATAATAAGCCTTGGACAGGCATTTACCAAGACCTTATTTACCCAACAAGAGTTGAACATGGGTAATGAGGTCATTTTTTATGGCCAAAAACTCTTGTTTACTAACACCAAAAATAAAATAGCTGTTGCAGACATCCTTGGTAATAGAGGGGCTCTGACAGATAACCAGTTACTTGAATTATTTGGATACCCTCCGTATGAAGGTGGAGACGTAAGAAGGCAGAGTTTGAATTTTATTGATGTTGATATAGCTAAATCTTATCAGCTAAATAGAAAAAACAATGGGAAGGAGGTGAAGGAAGATGAAGGACAAGGTGAAGATTAGAAAGTTAAGTGAGGAGTATGTTGAGAGAAGTTATACATTTACAGATCTGACTGCCAACTCAGATGATGACTATAACATAGTTGGTCATGCTGCAGTTTTTGGCCAAAAGACCAATATAGGGGGCTATTTTGATGAAGTTATAGAAAGAGGTGCATTTGATGGATGTGATCTAACAGATGTTTCTTTATTTGTAAACCATATTCAGTCATCTATACCACTTGCAAGGAGCAGGAATGGTCAAGGAACTATGGTAATAGGAGTTGATGATAGGGGACTATTTATCAAGGCAAAGCTAGATATTGAAAATAATCAAGATGCCAAAAACCTCCACTCAGCTATCAGCAGGGGGGATATATCAGGTATGAGTTTTGCATTTAGGGTGAAGGACCAGAAGTGGGAGGGCATGGACACAGATATGCCACTCAGAAGGATATTCAAGGTATCAAAGGTCAGTGAAGTAAGTGCAGTCACATATCCTGCCTATCAGGGTACTGATATAGACTCTAGAAGCAAGCAGGATTTAGACGAGGCGGTAAAGAAGTTTAAGAGGTCATCAGTAGATTATCTTGAGCTTGAGAGGTTAAGGACAGAATTTTTATCAAAATTAATATAAAAGAGGTGTAAATATGAAAGAGAGATTATTAAAGCTATTTAATGCAAAAAGTGAAGAGAGAAACAAACTAATCCAGACAGCAAAGACTACAGAAAATATAGAGGAATTAAGGTCTTGTAACGACAAAATAGAAAAGCTAAATGAAGAAATGGAAGAGCTGAGAGCTGCCATTGATGAGATAGAATTAGAAGAAAGAGGTAGTCACTTTGTTCCTGGTGGAGAAAGTACTTTAGATAATTCAGCAAGCTTAATAAGTATTAGTTCTGCTATGATATCAAACTCTCAAAGAGGACTTGATATAGCTGATTATGAGGAAAGACAAGCCTTTATGGATTATGTCTTAAGAGGTAAAATACCAGAAGAAAGAAGGGACGCAGTATCAACTATAAGTGATGCAGGGGCAACAGTACCGGTAACTGTGGTCAACAGAATAGTTGAAAAACTGAGAACTTATGGAAATATATTCTCAAGAATAACTATCACAAATATCAAGGGTGGTGTAGAAATCCCTACGAAGTCTGCAAAACCAACTGCTCAGTGGGTGACTGAAGGCAAGGTTGCTGAGGCACAGAAAAATGCAGTGGACGGTAAGATCACATTTTCATACCACAAGCTTCAGATAAGAATAGCAGTTACTCTTGAGGCTGATACAGTATCTCTATCAATATTTGAAGACAATATTGTTGATAGCTGTTATGAGGCAATGATAGTAGCAATAGAAGATGCAATAATAAATGGTTCAGGTTCAGGCCAGCCACTAGGTATAACTAAGGACCCTAAGGTGGCATCACAGAAAGTAGATGTAAAGCCATCTGAATTAGTTAAGTATGACAAGTGGTCTAAGATATTTGCTAAGATTCCACTGGCAAAGAGACAGGGGACAGTACTGATCGTAAACTCTGAAACTTACGAAGGCGACCTAATGGGAATGGTTGACAAGAATGGACAGCCAATAGCGAGAGTAAATATAGGTCTAAATGGTGAGGATAAGCAAATCTTCAAGGGCAAGGAAGTTGTAATGGTTGAGAGCTCACTACCATCATTTGAGGCTTGTGAGCCAAACAACGTATTTGGTATCATAGTAAACCTAAAGGATTATATGCTAAATACAAACCTTCAGATTGCCCTTAAGAGGTACTTTGATGAAGATACAGACCAGTTTATTACTAAGTCGACTATGATAGCAGATGGTAAGCTGGCAGACCATCAAGGTGTAATCTTACTTACTAAGGTAAACGAGGGATAGTATGGCAGATACACTACTTGATAGGGTCAGGACATATCTAAGGTTCAGTGAGAGTGATCAAGTAGATGCTGAGTTACAAATGTATGTTGATGCTGCAGTCGAGTATTTGGAAAATGCTGGTGTATCAAAATTGAAATCTGAGTTATACTACCAAGCCATAGCCATGGTGGTTGCTCAGTGGTATGAAAATAGGCTAGATGACAATGGGGGGCTTGGCTCCCCTGTTGTGGGTCTAAGGTCAATAATAACTCAGCTAAGCTACTGCAAGGAGGTATAGGCATGAATCTAGGTAGGATGAGGCATATGGTGACAATACAGTCATATAAGGATACTCGTAATAAGATAGGCGAGGTCGCTAAGCAATGGTCTGATATAGCTACCAATATTCCTGCAGAAAAGGTAAGGATAAGTGCTAGTCAGTATAGCCAGGCAGAAAGAGAGGCTCTCAAGTACTCATACAGATTTAAAATCAGGAATAGGGATGATATCACCGAGGATATGAGGCTTATTTGTGAGGGGAAGACCTACTCAATAACTCATATCAATAGGATTATAGAGACTGGCAAGTGCGAGATGCACCTTGACTGTACATATAAGAAAGAGGGGGTAGATTATGAATGATTTAGACTTCTCAGAGTTGGATTCTTTTACGGAAAAAATGTGGGATAGGGTAAATAGGGACTATCCTGAAAAAGCTGAAAAAGTAGTAAAAAGGTGTGTTTATAGAGCTAAAAATGTAGCGAAAAACAATACTCCTGTCAGAAAATATGGACAAAGTACACGAACAAAAGATAAGTGGGTAGGTTCAGTCAAAAAGAGTCCTAACAAGACCCTAGGAATAATAAAGTTAAGGTCTGGAAAGGGGCACTTGATTGAGCATGGCCATATTGATGCAGACACCGGAGCATTTATCGAAGGGGCTCATATGCTAGAGAGGACCATGACTGGAGAGCAACCAAAAATTGATAGGGATATTGAGAAAATGGTTGATGATATATTTAATTTGTAGGTGGCTGTATGGTTAGTTTTGTAGAAATTAAAAAGAGTATTATAGAACTGCTCAAGTCTACTAATATCCCTGTGATAGCTGAGGAAATAAAGGATAGTATTGAGAAATACAAGCCTTGCTTTTTTATTCAGATGACTAGTGTAGGTGTGTCCTATGATGAGACTGTAGTGACTGTGTATATTCATTATTTCCCTAAAGGTAAGACAAATATAGAATTGCTTGAAATGGTTGATAAATTGAATAGTATATTTTCAATGAGTGTGCTAGAGGGCTTAGAGATACAAGACATTAGGACTGATATGTCCGATGGAATACTTAGGTATACATTTGATCTATCTGTTAAGGAGTTTAAGGGCTACTATGAAGATGAGGCTACAGATAATTATGAATTAATGCAGCACTTACACATTAACAAGGAGGAAATATAATGGAAACATTAGGAATGCCTCAATATGAGGTGGAGTTTAAAAAGAAAAGTGATAATTTTATTAGAAGAAGCGCCCAGGGGATAGTGTGTATTATCTTAAAAGATAAGAAGTTGGCCAAGGGTAAGCTGATAGAATACAATAGCTTCAAAGAGATAAAGGCAGAAAGTATGGATGCAGAGAACTATGACTTGCTGAAGCTGTGTTATAAGGGAAAGCCTAGAAAAGTCATGGTAATGCCTATTGATGATTATGAGGTATCTGGTGAGGATAGTAAAATAACTCTAGCAAAGGCTCTAGAGATATTAAAATTTAAGAGGTTTAATTATTTGACTGTACCTGGCATTTTGAAAAAACATCATGAAACACTTGTGACGTGGGTTGAAACTCACAGGGAATTTTATAGGCCAACGCATCTTATACTGTCTGGATACTCAAATGAATCAGGCAAGAGATTTGTATACAATTGGAGTACAGATAATGTATACATTGGAGAAAAAAAGTACTCTGCAGCAGATTTTTGTATCAGATTGGCAGGTGTATTGGCAGGTGTTCCTGTTAATGAATCCGTAACGAGATATGAATTGGAAGATGTTACTTCTGCAGATATGAAAGAGGATGAAGATAGCCTGGTCAATAAGGGGGAGATATTCCTGACAACAGACGGAGATTCATTCTATATCAGCAGAGGTGTTACTTCACTTCAAAGAGTGTCTAGTGATGAAGATATAGAAGATTTTAGGAAAATCAAAATATCTGAGACTGCAGATATGATATATCAGGACATAAAAGATACTTGGCAAAAGAAGTTTGTTGGCAAGTTCATGAATGTTTATAGAAACAAGTTGGTATTCATAGCTGCAGTAAGAGATTACCTTGAAAGCTTAGAAAAGATAGATGTACTAGATACAGCAGGAGATAATCGTATAACTATAGATATTGATGAAAACAGGAAATATCTTGAAGAGGTAAAAAAAGTGAAAGTAGATGACTACGAAGAGGCTCGGATTAAAGAAGCTAATACGGGGTCATTTTTATTTTGTGTAGGAAGTCTCTTGATTGCAGATGCACTAGAAGACTTGAAGATGAAGTTCTACATGTAGGAGGTAACGTATGGAAAATATAAGTGGTAAGAATCAGCAGGTGGGTACTCATGGATATGTGTTGCTAAATGGGACACCTATATTTGAGTGTACATCATTTGAAGGTAAAGTAACAGTAAATAGAGATGATGTCCAGAATGGGCTTGACATAGACTCTGTAATAACTGGTCTAAAGGGTGAGGGTACGCTGAGTATCAATATGTTCTTTACAAGAGGGTTCAATTCTATGCTAGAAGCATTTAAGAAGGGTGATGACCCAAGGTTTACTATAGTGTCTGGTCTAAAGAGCCCCGGATCATACAAGAAACAGTCTGAAAATGTGATATATAGGAATGTATGGTTTAACGAACTTACATTGCAGAAGTGGCAGAAGGGTGAAAAAGTTACAAAGGATATCCCTTTTGGATTCACACCAAGTTCTGCACAATATGAAGATGTCATAGATAACGATTAGGAGGTAACACATGGAAAATACAGATAAGAAGGCAGATAAGGTAATTAAGAAGTTGACGACTGCAGAAATTCTAGGCAGGAGAGATGATTTCAGGAAAAGAAGTGGGTTAACTCAGGAGTTATTTATTCCCGAACTAGGATACTCAGTATCCTTTAGAAAGCCTACCAGTGAAGAGTGTAGGATATCCTTTGGCATGGATGATGATATGTCGGATTTATATATATTGTCTGAGTGTATGACAGAGCCAAACTTAAAGGACCCAGAGCTCCTAAAGGAATTTGGTTGCATTGACTCCCCTCTAGATATCGTTGAAAAGATATTTTCAGCTGGTGAAGTGTACAATATAGCGCTTTCTATAATGACGTTTGCCGGTTACACAAGCAAGTATGATACAGTTGATGAACTAAAAAACAAATAGCTTGCGATATTAAGCTACAGATGTACTCACATTATATAAACAAAGGAAAGGACTTGGAGGATTTATACAATTTAGATCCAGATACCAAGTCCTTTTATATCGCAAGCATGCTGCATGAAAAAGAGTACAAAATAAACATACTAGCTGAATTTCTAACTCAAATCGCAGGAGGTGTGGCAGATGGGCAAAAGTAAGCATATTAGTGCAGTGATTTCTCTGAAAGACAATATGTCTGCAACCATGCGTGATATTAGAAGAGAGCAAAAGCAGTTCCAAAAGGATCTTACAAGAACTAGAAATCAAATGCGAAAAGCAAACAGAGAAAAGCTAAATATAAAGTTGGATTCAACGTCTGCTCATGCTAAGATACAGAAGTTACAGGCTAAAATTAAACCTCTTAGAAAAAAAGTAATTACATATATTGCAGCTAAGGACCTGGCAAAAGAGCGTATACGCAGAGTAAAAAGTGATCTAAAAGGTATTGGACGCTTTATTGCAAAGCCTGCTATAAAAGTTAAAGATCAAGTCACAGGTAGACTAGGAAAGATTAAGAGTGCACTAATGTCATTTAAAGGTATGGCAGTAGTTGCTGGTATAGCTGCAGGAGGTAAGGCCCTCCTTGGTGGTGGTATGGAGCTAGAGCAGCAGAAGATATCCATGCAGCACTTTATGGGAGTGGGTAATAAAGGAAAGTCTCAAGCTGAAATAAAGGCCATGAGTGGCTCTTATGTCAAACAGCTGCGTAACAATGCCAATGCAACCCCATTTGAGACAGGGGAAGTCATGCAAGTTGGTGCTAGGGCATTACAACTGAGTGGTGGTAATGCCAAGGAAGCTATGAAGCAGGTTAAACTGGCTGAAGATATGGCAGCCATGAACCCAGGTAAATCTGTAAGTGATGCTATGGAAGCACTAGCAGATGCCAAGACAGGAGAGATGGAAAGACTAAAGGAATTTGGTCTAAAGGCATCTAGCAAAGACTCATTTGAGGATGTTCAAGGCAAGTTAGGAGATATGTATGCCGGAGGTGCAGAAAAGCTGGCTCAGTCTGGAACAGGTCTGCTAAGTACAATTAAAGGTAAGGCCAAGTCTGCCATAGCTGATATAGGAGAAGGTATGCTAGAACCACTAAAACCTGTAATGCAAGGTATTATAGGTGGCATGGATGGCATAATGCCCCATGTAATGTCTTTTGGACAGAAATTGACTGGTGGAATTGCTAGTATAATATCATTTTTCCAGTCTCAAGCACCTACAATAGGACCTATGTTCAGTGCAGTTGGAGATGTGATAGGAGCAGTAGCACCTGTCATTGGAAGTATACTACAAGCACTACAGCCAGTATTTAGTGGATTGTTGTCAGTAGCATCAGCGGTGTTTACTGGTATAGCTAGCGTAGTGCAGACTGTGGCACCTATAGTAGGCTCTTTGGTCAGAGGTTTAACTCCAGTTTTTAGTGCAGTAGGAAGCGCTCTTAGAACGATGGGAGGAGTTTTCAGTAGTGTGTTTAGTGCTGTAAAGACTGTAGTCCAGGGGGCATATAATTTTATAAAGCCAATAGTAGACAAGATTGGTAGTGCTATAAGAACCGTATCTGATGGCATAAGTTCTGCTAGAAATTTCTTTTCAGGTGGTGGTATAGACCAAAATGCGACAGGGACATCGTACTTTAGAGGCGGTTGGACTACTGTAGGTGAGCATGGACCGGAGTTGATGAAACTACCATCTGGATCACAGATTTTTAGCAATTCGACTTCAAATGAAATGCTAAAGGGTAGCGGTAGACCAAATATGATGACTAATAATTCAAAAGTAGTCAATATAGCCAAGATTGCAGAAAATATATACATATCAAAGGATGTGAATGTAAATGAATTATTTGCTCAATTTATGGACAAATTAAATCAAGTTGGAATTAATGCAGTTTAGGAGGTGTGCTATGAATAATGAATACTGGTTCAAGACAAAGGACGGCTCTACATTAAGGCTAGCTGTCCCAGTTGAGGAAGTCCCTGAAAACCTCAATGCAGATATTCAGTCTTTCAATATATTAAAAAAGGGAGAAATCTGTTTCTTCTCAGGTGTTAAGGCGAGTGATATTAAAATATCGTCTTTTTTCCCAGCTAGAAATTATTCTTTTTGTCAGTATAGTGGGTTTCCAAACCCTGAAGAGTCCAAGGCTTTTTTTAAAAGAGTAGTTGATAGTCAGGAACCTATAACTTTTATAATGACAGGGACAGATATCAACAAAGAGTACTTCATTGAGAAATTCAGTACAGTCTATAAGCAAGGTAGAGGGGATCTGTTCTTTACAATAGAATTGAAAGAGGCACCCAAACTTACTATTGAGAAAAGCTCATTGGCCAAAAAGGAAAAAGAAGAAGCGCTGAAAAGAGCATCTAAAAAGGCCGAAAGTCAGACAACAAAAAAAAACAATGCTAAAAATCAGAGAGTTCATACTGTGGAAAGAAATGAAACATTAACTAGTATTGCTCATAAATACTATGGAAAAACAGGTGACTATAGAAAGATATTTAATGCTAATAACCCGTTGATTAAAAATCCTAATAAAATTAAAGTGGGGTGGAAATTAATAATACCATGATTAAGTTACTTTTAGAGAATGAAGATATTTTATATAATATCACCCCATTTGTATCAAAGATATCTTGGGAGGGTGATGTAAAACAATCTGGACGTAAGGTGAATTTTTCTGTTATAAATTCTAGAATAAGTAAGTTAATACCCAATTTCCCTATCAAAAATGGGGTCAAGGTGAAATTATATGACAATGAAAACACCAAAGACCCTTTATTTGAGGGGTATATAAGGCATTTGTCATATAACTCCTCCAATGAATCAGTCGACGTCGCAGCCTTTGACATAGGGGCTACACTAACGAGGCATGTGTCATTCAACGCACAGAATTTCACCATGAAAAAGGTAGTTGAGACTGTGTGCAAGACACATGGTCTAAGTATAGGGGCAATAGCTGAAGCTAGTCAGACTATAACAAAATTATTCAATGGAACAACTGGATATGATGCCATTATGTCTTGCTATACAGATTTTAGCAAAAAGAATAAAAAGAAGTATATGATTGCTATTGTAAAAAATAAGGTCAATGTGATTGAAAAAGGTATAAGTACTTTAGAAATAACATTTGAAGAGGGAAAGAACCTCATAAGCTCTACATATACCGAGTCCATAGAAAATATGGTAAACAGGCTTATTACTGTTGATGAAGCTGGCAACAAGGTTTCTGTAAAGGATAAAAAGGACCTTATTAAGCTATACGGGGTCATGCAGGATGTTATTTCACAAAAGGATAAGGATGATAATAGCAAGAATAGTAAGAAAGATCCGGATGGATTTGTTTTGCCTGAAAAAACGTGTGACCTTGAGGGATTTGGTGATATTCATACTATCACTGGCAATAAGGTTGAAGTGAAAGACAGTATAAGCGGTCTTACGGGAGTCTTTTATATAGATTCTGATACTCACACATGGGAAAATGGAGCTCACAAAATAAAGCTCAAGTTGAATTTTGAAAATATCATGGATGAGAGGACTGTATCTGAAGATAAAAAGGAAAAGACAGGATCCGGTGGAGCTGGAGACTGGGGGCATGGTATCACAGTTGAGATGGTCAAAAATTATCTAAAGGGCTCTAGAATGGAGAGGTACGCTTCATTAATAGTAGAGTATTCCAATGCATTCAAGGTCGATCCTGCTTTAATTACAGCCATAATCAGGAGTGAAAATGGAGGTAATCCAGGCAAAAATAACAAATCTAGTAAGTTCTACAACAACCCACTATCGAATGGAACAAAAAGGTATGCCAGCATAGAGGATGGTTTATGGGCAGGTATAAGAAATATAGCCGTAAACTATGTCAATCCTAAAGGGAAGTATCACGCAGGAGGTACAATTGCCTCTATAGGAAGAGCATATTGTCCACCAGGTGCTGCTAATGATGTACTGGGAACTAATCATATGTGGGTTCCTAATGTAACTAAATTCTATAAAGAGATAGCTGGTCATGAGTATAACCCTAAGAATTCAGGTGGTGGTGTGGTCAGTGAGCAGATAGCTAGAGATAATATGAACTCTGGGGCATCGAATTTGAGTGGAAATGATGTAATAGAACATGCTATCAAGTTCTGCGTTGATAGACTAGGCACTCCATATAGCCAAGGCGATAGAAATTCGTATCAACGAAACCCTCAAAGACCAGCACATTTCGACTGCTCAGCCATGGTCTACTATGCATACGCTGATGCTGGCAAACTTCCGAAGAGAGTATCAAATGCATGGACTACAGCTACAGTACATGGGAATCCTAAAAGTTATGGCCTAAGGTATATACCTTTGAATCAAGCTAAAAGAGGAGATGTGCTTTGGATGTCGGGACATCTAGGTTTATACTTAGGAAATGGAAGGGCTATTGAATCTACTCCTCCAAGATCACAATATTGCCCTGCACGAAAGTTTACTTGCGCATATAGGTTTAATTCATTTTAGGAGGTGATATGATGGAAAAAAACTATGATGCAATGTTTAGGGATTTTTATGAAAACTTCAAAAATCCATCTCCAGAACAGACTGTATATATAGGTAGGATAGAGTCAATAAAACCTCTTAAGATTAGAACTAATGACCTCGTGTTGTATGCAAATAACCTTATGATACTTGACAATTTAAAACGTAAAATAAAGAGTATTAACAAGGTCACTGCCTCAGAGGGGAGCATAATTCATAATTTAAACGATAACTTTAAAGTAAATGATTTTGTGATGATACTAAGGCAAAAGAATATACAGTCTAAGAATATTGATGATTTGTTCATATTAGTAGATAAGGTGGTGAAACTTGATGAGTAACGAATTATTTCCATTCACGCAAAGAATAGAGCCACTGGGTGAGAATGTGCTACCAATCTTCAGAGAAGTCGGATGGGACTTTATGGAGGATATTCCTTTAATTGAGTCAGGACGACTCAAAATAGTTGAGGGCAATGAAGCTCTCAAGGTTTGGATATACAAAGTTGTTAAAACAGAGAGATATAAACACATTATATATAATGATGATTTTGGGACTGAAATTAATAAGTATATTGGCAAAAACTATACTAGAAGTTATACCGAATCAGAAATAGTGAGAGATATAAAAGAGGCTCTGTTAATCAATGAATATATATTAGACATAAAGAAGATAAATGCAAGCTATGAGGGTTCAACATTAACGGTTCACGTTGAGCTCACTACTGTATATTCTGATATAGATATGGAGGTGAGATTGAGTGTATGAGAACCAGACAGCAAGTGTAATTAGGGATAGAATCCTTGAGAACACAGATATAAATGTGTATAAGGGGCAAGGCAGCCATCTATATAATTCAGCATCTGCAATGGGAGTGGTACTACAAGATGTATATATAGCATTAGATAATATAGTAGTCATGTCACTAATATCAAAATCTCATGGTGAATTTCTTGATGAAAGATTGAAAGAATTTAATTTTCATAGAAAGCCTGGTGAGACTGCAAAAGGATACGTGGTAATAAAGGGTGATACTGGAACGAGAATTGTCAATGAGATGAAAATAAAGGCAAATGGACTAGAATTTGCAGTATGGGCACCAGAAGATTACACCATAGAATCACAAGAAGGTGTGAGGGTTCAGGTAGAGTGTCTTACTCCTGGATATGAGGGGAATATACCTCCTGGTATAGAATTTGAGATGGATGTATATGACTCAAATATAAAAGAGATAAAAAGTGTTACAGCTTTTACTGGTGGCATTGATCCTGAAGATGATGAGGAATTGAAAGATAGATTTTTTCACTTTAAGCAGCATCCAGCCACGTCAGGAAATGTATACCACTATGAAATGTGGGCACTCGAAATCAATGGAGTAAAGAGGGCTAAGGTATATGAGAAATGGAATGGTCCAGGTACTGTAAAAGTGGTTGTCTATGGCGATAAGAATAAGACGCTAGACATCTCTATATTAGACCGGGTAAAGTTAAATATAGAAAAAAATAGACCAGTATGCCCAGAAGTTACAGTAGTAGCTGCAACACCGGTTACTGTGAATATTGTAGCTAGTATAAATACTACAGATTTAGATTATGCAATAGACAACTTCAAATCAAATTTGGAAAATTATTTCTTAGACGTATCTGAAAAAATATCATACTCCAAGCTATTTGGCTGTCTAGCATCATGCAGGGACGTAGTTGATGTAGTCGATTTCAAGGTTAATAGAGGAACAAGTAGTGTTAGCATAACTAAAGATCAGGTGGCTATTTTAGGTGAGATACAGGTCAAAAAAGAAGGTGACTAAATGATAGTAGAAGATAATCTATTCAAAGACTTTTTCATAAATACAGTAGAGTATGACATCAATAAGATGATGCCTCAAATCTGTAGAAATAGGATAGACAAGGCCTATCATGATGCACTAAATAATGAAATAAAACTAGTACAAATGGCTGTCATAGATACATTCAAGCAGTTATTTGTGCTACATGCGACCTGGGGTCTGTCTGAGTGGGAAAAGCTAGCAGGTCTGTCTGAAAGTCCTGAACTTGACGAAATGACTAGAAGAGGTAATGTTATGGCTGCATTTAGGTCTACAGGAGTTACAAATATTGAGAGGATAAAGGAACTATGCAAGTCCTATACTAGTGGTGAAGTTGAGGTAAGGGAGATCCCTACAGACTATAGATACGTAGTTGAATTTATATCTATGATAGGGATTCCACCTCGAATAGATCAGGTCAAAAAGATGGTTGATTTGGTTAATCCTGCACACCTAGAATGGGACTTTAAGTATAAGTATAACACTTGGGGGGACCTGCTAAATACAAGCAAGACAGCAGGAGAGATACTCGCTAGTGGCAAGAGCATTAAGCAACTAAGAGAGGAGGACTTTGCATGGTAGACAGGACAAATCTAGATGAACTGCAAAAGACGGAAGTATATGGATTTACATTACTTGATGATGAGCATGTACTTGATATAAAAAAGGTTTCAGAAAACTTCAAGGAAGTTGAAAAAATTTTGGGGAATAAAGCTGATTTAGGCGGTGGAAAGGGTAGCACTTTCACTGAGGCTATCAAGAGCAATTCAGATAAAATAGCTAAGGTGCTAGAAATTGAGCTGCAAGACTACAGTGTAGAAAAGGATGGAGAGAAGAGTTTATCTAATTATTTCAAGTTTGTTTGGGAGAAGATAAAGAATATTGAGCTGACTGATCTTAAGGTTAAGGTCACTACATGGGAGAGCCAGACGCTTGACAATGTCCTAGGTAAAATAAAGGGCTGGATAGGCACACTAACTAATCTCAAGACTAAAGAGAAAAGTAGCCTAGTTGGGGCAGTCAATGAGGTACACGACAACAACGAAAATCTCAAGCAGGCTGAACTCCTAGACAGGCGGGACATAGTCAAGATTAAGTCAGAACTTACAGGAGAAGATGAGGCTTTAAGGGTGAATAATGAGAAGCTTGCACATTTGTTAGGTGTCAGTATTGAGGACATCCGAGGGGGTGTTAGTTAGTGATAAGGTTTAGAAGAAAAGTATATGAAAAGTTGTTGGAAAAATTAGGACAAAAAGTAGATTTGATGAAATCTAGTATCGTGGAAAATTGTACTGAATTACCAGAAATAAATTCTATGACAGATGTGGTGGAAGTCTTAAAAAGTCATCACTTAAAAAGTGGGGACTTTTTAGAAGAAGTATCCAACGAAATATTAAGTAATGTTGGGTGGTACGGTAATGGTCTAATCGCATATAAAGATAAGATTTACATGATTGGATTATTTTCCCGAACTTATGACGGAGATTACGTTCCATATACAGATAATGTAGCCGAATATGATATAAATTTAAATAAATGGAATGTTTCAAAAAAATTAAAATTTAAAAGGACTATGGGTGCATTTTGTGTGATAGAAAATGTGGTGTACTATTTTTCATACCAGGAAAAAAAACTTTGTACCTATAATTTAGATACAGAAAGTAATATATTTACTGGCATAGTTGATAATACAGATAGTTATGGTGGTGCACTTATAATGACCCCATATAAAGATAATATATATATGATAAAGTATAACTCTCCAAATATGATTATATATAAAATAGATTTATCAACTAATACGATTTACGAGTATTCAAAATTCAAAACAGATATTTATAAAATACAAGCTTGCTATGATGGCAATTACATATATTTTTCTGATGGAATAAAAATTTATAGATTCGACATAGAAACAAAAACATATGAACTGTTTTTTGATTTTAGTCCTATAGCATCTCGAGAGGCTTCATTTGGGAGAGTAAGTGATGGAAAGTACTCAATAAACGATTTGTTACTATATAAAGATAATTTGATGATAATTTCCAGAAAAATAATAACATTGAATTTGACTACAAAAACTTATAAAATCAGTAAATCTGATATAAGTAAAACTCTTTATGTTCCAAATACGTGTAGTAGTTGTGTTTATAAAAAAACTGTCTATGTAAAATCAGAAGCAGGCGATTATGGAAGAAGAGATAATCTATTTAAAAAATGGTTTATTTAGGAGGTAAAAATGAAGATAAAAATATGGGATAGAAAAGAGAGCATGAATGGCACATCTAAAGAAATTTGGGAAAAATCATACCCTGAATCGAAATATAAGACGCTGGTACTAGTGGATAGTGAAGTATTTTGGCTTGAAGATATTAAGGCACAGGGCTTTGTTGGAGAAACAGACACGGCAGTAGTAGAATCATTCCTAGCCAAGCGTGAGGAAGACAGACTAAAGGCTGAAAAAGAGGCTAAGGCTAAGAATGAACAGGAAAAGTCTGAGATGGAAAAGAGGGTTGAAGAAGAGGTTAATAAAGTGAGGCTAGAGTATGCAGTAGCCGTAGCAGAGCTTACAGAAAAGATTGAAAAAGATAAGCTAGAGCTATCTACTGCTATAGTTGAAATAATGGAAATGAATTCAGGAGGTAAATAATAGTGAGTGCATTGGCTAATGTGTATGTGTATTTAATCAAAAACAAGAAAAGAACTATAAAAGATGTTCCTGACTATCTTAAAAAGGAAGTTGAGGAAATTTTAAAAGCTGAATAGAGGTGTTATATATGAAGAATCTTATTAATAATATTAGGTTCTTTTTTTATATAAATTTTTATAAGATTGGAGGTGGAAAAGATATGGCAATGTGTTATGTAACTTGTATAGTTGCTGGTGTTAGAACTTATGCACAAGTTCCAAAGTTCCTAAAGGCTAAAGTTAAGGAATTACTTATAGCTATGGACCTAGGTGAACTTGTAAAGGAAGATTAGTAGCAATCTGAATCTCATAGACCCGGGCAAGTCTTAAAACTGCCTATTTTAAAGAAAGGTGATTTTATGGATATGGAAATAGCAAACAGTGTTTTTGGATTTTTAAAGCAGTGTACACAAACAGAGGAAAGCAAAATACTGTTCATTTTGATGATAATCGCACTTGTCATGATAGTTGATTTTATCACAGGCACAATTGCAGCCGTGGTGAATCCTAATATAGAATTTAAAAGTAAGGTAGGTATAAATGGCATACTAAGGAAGATAGGAAGTATGCTGGCCTTGATCGTATTTATACCTATAAGTGTAGTAATTCCAAATGGGGCAGGTACGGCACTAGTATATACTCTGTATATAGGATATTTGATGCTAGAGCTACGCTCAATCGTTGAAAATCTAAACAAGAGTGGTACAGATATTAAGATATTTGCAAATATATTAGACAAATTAGGAGGTAAATAATGGAAGTAAATCACATAATAGAATTTGATGAAGAACTATACAAGAAAAATTTAGAAGATAACAGCTTTTATGAAGAAGGTGAGCTTGGTGGCTTATCTGAAGAAGATATAGAAGATTTGAAGAAAGAGGGTCTGATATAATGAATAAGATTATGTGTGGTGTACCTATATACGACTTTCCAGTACCTAGCTGGAATAAAAGTAAAAAGCAGACATTTGTCATGAATCCTGAAAAGATAGTAGTACATAATACCTATAATTCTGCTAAGGCAAAAGCTGAGGCATCATATATGGTGGGAAATTCAAACTGGACTAGCTTTCATAGTGTGGTAGATGAGTCGGCTATATATGAGTGCATACCATTTAATAGAAATGCTTGGCACTGTGGGGCAACATATGGCAATAGGCACTATATAGGTATAGAAATAGCTAGAAGTACAGGAAATATAAGTGACTTTTTAAAGGCAGAAGAAAATTGTGCCAAGTATGTGGCTGCAATCCTAAAGTCTAAGGGATGGGGAATTGATAGAGTAGTTACCCACCAGTATTGTAGTGGTAAATACTGCCCTCACAAGACCCTAGACCTTGGGTGGGGTAGGTTTTTAAATCTAGTCAAAAAGTATATGGGACAAGCCCCTGTGAGGGTAAATACGAACGTGTCGAAGGGTGGATACTCAGTCAAAACTAGAACACCTGGTGACGTACTAAATGTACGCATGGGTCCGGGTGTAGGATATAGAAAAGTGTCATCCTATAGAGATGGGTCAAAGATATATGTCGAAGAAGTAGTAAAGAACTTAGAAGGGACATGGTATAAGATACCTAGAGTAGGCTATGTGTCAGCTAGGTATTGTGTAGGTATATAAATATAAGAGGGTGGCTATATGCCACCCCTATTTTTTAATTCCTCTTCTCTGAGTACTATTAAGTTTTTAAGTTCTTCAAGATCATCTAGGTTAGAATGTTTATTTATAAAGAGCCTAGCTGTCCTTTTATAACTTCCGATTTTTGCTTTTTCCTTATTTTTTTGTTCCCAATTTCTAGAAGCTTTTTTTTGAGCTTCAGATGTCTTATTCTTCATTATTTTCTCCTATTCGCAAGATAGTCACAGGTAAAAGCTATAATGAAAAATATTCCTGATATAGCTGATAGTATCTCATGTGACTTAAAATATACAATAAATGATACTATAGATGCAATTAATAATAGTGTTTTTCTCATTTAATTTGTAAGTTGAGTATGGTATAATATTGGTAAGTAGGAGGGCTTTCGCCCTCGAACTTACTAGTGTGAGTTACTTTTTAAATAATGCTATCAAGCTTGTAATTGTGCCGATTACTGTTGATATTGTAGATATTATTTGAAGTAGCTCACTTCTTTTTTCTTTCTTTTTGTATTGCCTACTCAACTTTTCACCTCCTCTCTATACTTATATTATAACGTATGCGTTATAATGTGTCAATACTATTTTATAATTTCTTTATAAAAAAATCGGTTTCAAATTCATAATGTATATATATAAAGTTGATAATATGTTATAATGATAAAAAGAACATACGTTCTAAAAGTGGAAAGAGGTGAGTATTTATAAAGGGGGAAATATATAACTATGTATTGGAAAAAGGCGATTGTCTAGAAGTAATGAAAGGATTAGATGATAATTCTATTGATATGATTCTTACAGATTTACCGTATGGAACCACAGCATGTAAGTGGGATAGTATAATTGACTTAACCTTAATGTGGGAGCAATATAATAGAATATTGAAACCAGGTGGGGTTGCAGTTTTATTTTCAGCACAACCATTTACAACTAAATTGATATGGTCTAATATAAAAAGCTACAAATATTCATGGTATTGGATTAAGAATACCGCAACTGGGTTTGCATTTGCCAAGTATCAGCCTATGCGTAAGGTGGAAGATATCAGCGTATTCTACAAGAGTAGACCACCATATAAGCCACAGGGGCTCATAAAATTGGATAAGCCTAAATTGCGTAACAGGAAGAAGTCTGATAGAGATAGTGTGTATGGCAGAGACAATACGCTTTGTAAAAGCTATGTTCAAGAGTATACAAATTATCCGAATAATGTGTTATACTTTGATAAGGAAAACAAGTGCCAACATCCGACACAAAAACCTATATCCTTACTTGAATACCTAATTAAAACGTATACTTATGAGAGTATGATAGTGCTTGACAGTTGTATGGGAAGTGGCTCTACAGGGGTAGCGTGTGGGAATACTGGGAGAAAATTTATTGGGTTTGAGATGGATGAAGAGTATTTTTTTATTGCTAAAAAACGAATTGGAGAATCATATAATTCAGCGAGATAGCATTTTATTTTTTAGAACTTAGCAATGACTTTTGGTACTACATAATATGCAGAATAAATTGGTTGCACAAATAACCTATTTAAATTATAAGTATGTTATTATTAGGAGGGTATATAGATGGTCTGCAAATTTATAATTACAGTACTTATTATTAAGTTTATGTTATGTAAAATGAAGAATGATGATAAAAATAAGGTAAAAAGAGTGTATTACTGGTTTGTTCCAATAATAATTGCACTTGAACTTATTACTTTTGCAGATATGTTTGACTCTAATTTTAATAAGGGCCGCTGGGGAATAGATTTTTTTATTTTATTTTTTATGGCATTAATTATACATATATCTGTGCAAAAAAGAAAAAAAATTATAGTAAAAAAACATGATATTGAATTTTATAATTATATTAGTAATTCTTTTAAAGAATGGATGAATTGGTTGTATGGGTTAGTTTCACTGATAGCATTGCTTTTATCTGCATCTAATATAAAAGAACTAAAGCCGATAATTAATTTGCTTAAACAGATTAAATTGGATGAGTCACACCTATTTGCAGTAGGGTTGATGTTATTTATGATTATAACAGTTATCACATTTTTTGATAAAAATAATGATATAGATAAAGACAAGGATACATACGAGTAGATATGATTAGCTAACACCTTAGAGAATATGTGTACTTATTATTAAAAGCGTATACAATAGTAACACGTTAGTAACAAATTAAAATACAAATATTGAAATCAAAGCATTTCAAACTATGCAAGAGATAATCTACAGCTTAATAATGCTAAAAAAGCCCGGAAATACGCCATTTTCCGGGCTTTTTCTATGCCTAAAATCACCTGATTCCGATGGTAAAATTTGAGGAAATTTGACTTCAAATTAGCCCATTTTGATGGGTTTACCATGGGTTTACGGCCTATTTTTTTCGCCCGAAATCCGGCGAGACAAATTTGAGTAGGAGGTAACAGGTATGACGGATTTCAATCAGATGACCCATGACACCGATGTGGGCAGTCATGGCGGACAGTCGAGGCAGATGACGGAGGTGTTCGAGAACCAGGAGTTTGGTTCGATCCGCGTGTTGCAGGAGGCGGGCAAGACATTCTTCTGTGCAAGTGACGTGGCGAAAGCGTTGGGGTATGTAAATCCCTACGTCGCAGTGAAACGCCATTGCAGAGGCCCCCTAACGAAACGCGAGGGGGTCGTTCAGAAGGTGAATCAGTATGGGGATGCTGGAGAGCAGGTCGTTGAAATCGCCTTTATCACAGAAGGCGATGTTTACCGGCTGATCGTTCACAGCAAGCTGCCATCGGCAGAACGATTTGAACACTGGGTGTTTGATGAAGTTCTCCCGTCCATCCGAAAGCATGGTGTGTATATGAGCGATTCCATTTTGGATCAGGTGATTCAGCATCCGGAGGTCATCTACACCCTGGCACAGGAGCTTGTAGCCGAGAGGGAGCAGCTTGAGGGTATCCGCAAACAGCTGGATGCGGCACAGCCCAAGGCAGACTACACATTTGAGGAAGGAGACAGCCTATGA